CGATAACGGGAGGAAAAGTAAAGGACGCTGAATTACCTGGAATTATTGGAACCATACGTGAAGCTAAAATGTTAAATATAACTGTTGAAAAAGAAAAAATTGAATTAGAAAAGGAAAAAGAAGAAGTAAAAACGCAACAGATAGAGAATATGGCTAAGGTGTTGGAACTCTATAAAGCGGCTGAAGAAGAGGGCGTAGATATTGAGTATATATTGCAACAATTAGAAACATTGAACTCATTAAATGAAGATCTACAATTTCAATCGGAAGACATTGGAGATGCTGACGAGACTAATGAATAGGGTGATCTTATGAACAGTATATTGTATGCCATTTGCTTTTGCATAGTTGGGTTTGCTATGTGGTTTTCAATAGGATTTTCTTTTGTTGAAAAAAAATATGATATAGATGTGATTTTCAATAGTTGGAATAAAATAATTATAGCTTTTGGGGGTGTAATATTTTTTTCAGGAACTATGACATTTTTATCGTATATAATCGTGAGCAGATTATAGGATGCATGTTGGCTGACTTACTGCTATTTGATTTACAGGTACTTCAGGATGCGATAATGAAAAGTAGAAAAGGCAGCAGGAAAATATCCTGTTGTCTTTTCTTTTTGCCAAAAACGACGAATCGAGGTGATGGAACATGGCCCGGGCGCCAGATAAAAGAATAGAGCAGGCAAAGGCCATGTACCTGAAAGGCATGAAATTGGTTGAGATTGCAAGTCAACTGAATCTGCCGGAAGGAACTGTTCGCCGTTGGAAATCTACTCACAGATGGGATAACGAGCGTTCGGATAAAAAAAGCGAACGTTCGGATAAGAAAAAAAGAGGCGGTCAACCGGGAAATCAAAATGCGACCGGTCCGCCGGGAAATAAGAATGCAGTTAAGACAGGAGAGTTTGAAGCTCTCTTTTTTGATTGTCTGGATCCAGATGAACAACAACTGATCAAGAAAGTGCAGCCGAATAAAGAACAACTGCTCCTGCAGGAAATTCAGCTATTGACCGTACGGGAACGGCGGATGTTGAAAAGAATTGAGATGCTGAAGAACATAGAGCAGTCGCCGGCCGATGAAAATGCTGAGCCAGAAGAACGAGTTCCAGTGGGAATGAGTGTTACCGGATATCGATCTGGAATTGAAAAAGGAAAACCAACTGTTTTAAAAGAATACGAGGGGATTTTGGGACAGATCCAGTCCATAGAAGATGCCCTGACCCGTGTGCAGGCACGGCGTCAGCGAGCCATCGAGGCCTTGCATAAATTTGGCTATGATGATGCGCGGCTGGAGCTGGCGGCAATGCAGCTTGAATTCGAAATGAGTAAACAGGACGTTCAGCAGGAAGAAACCGGCGACGATGGATTCCTTTCTGCGATGAATGCCGTGGCGCAGGAAGTCTGGGGTGATGAGAGTGTATGAGAAAATCTCATCATTGAAAGAAAAGCTGCAGAAACTCAAACAAAACATCAAAAGCCGGCAGAAAGGCCAGACATTCCATTTTTCACCGTTTTCCAGAAAACAGAAGCAAGTTCTTACCTGGTGGTGCAAAGAATCCCCAGTCCATGACAAAGATGGAATCATAGCAGACGGAGCTATCCGATCAGGAAAGACTGTCAGCATGTCGCTGTCCTTTGTTATGTGGGCAATGAGCAGCTTTGCAGGTCAGAACTTTGCCATGTGTGGAAAGACAATCGGCTCCTTCCGGCGAAATGTTTTGTTCTGGTTGAAGCTCATGCTCCGGTCAAGAGGTTATTCTATCACGGATCACCGCGCAGACAATCTGGTAGTTGTGCGGAAGAATGGCATTGAAAATTATTTCTACATCTTTGGCGGTAAAGATGAACGTTCTCAGGATCTTATTCAGGGTATTACATTGGCTGGTGTGTTCTTTGATGAGGTTGCACTGATGCCGGAATCCTTTGTCAATCAGGCGACCGGCCGATGCTCAGTGGAAGGTTCCAAGTTTTGGTTTAACTGCAACCCGGACGGCCCATATCACTGGTTTAAAACCAATTGGATTGACAAATCCACAGGATATCTTGGAAAAGAGCAGGTGGAGCAGATCAGGAAGAAAGCCGCGGAAGAGGGAAAAGATCCGGGGTTAAAAGAAATCCTCTATCTGCATTTTACGATGGATGACAACCTGTCTCTGAGTGAGGAGATCAAAGCCAGATACCGCAGTATGTATATTGGCGTTTTCTTTAAGCGGTATATTTTAGGCTTATGGGCGGCTGCAGAGGGCGTCATTTATGATATGTTCGATCCGGAAAAACACGTAAAGAACATCAAAGAGTTTTTCCAGATACTGGTAAATGGAAACCGTTATGTGTCCTGCGACTATGGTACACAGAATGCGACCGTGTTCCTGCTGTGGAATAAAGGAATTGATGGAAAATGGTACTGCATCCGCGAGTATTATTATTCCGGAAGAGACAAGGGTAAACAGAAGACGGATGCAGAATATGCAGATGATTTGAAAAAGTGGCTGGATGGAACCAGAATCAAAGCAATGATTGTGGATCCGTCGGCCGCTTCTTTTATTGCTGAACTGCGAAAACGCGGATACAAAGTAATTAAGGCAAATAATGATGTGCTGGACGGAATCCGGCTGGTTGGTATGCTGCTGAATCTGGAAATGCTGATATTTTCCAGCTCCTGTACGGAAACAATCAAAGAATTTGCTTCTTACATATGGGACGAGAAAGCAGCTGAGCATGGAGAGGACAAACCGGTAAAGCAGCATGATCACGGATGCGATGCAGTACGCTATTTTGTAAGTACTGTTTTGAGCAGTAAAGTGGCAAGACTTCGAGAGATAAGCAGGTGAAAATAATGTATACATTTACAGTTCCAAGAGAAAAATTTGATGAGCGGGCACCGGATAAGCAGATGATCCGCCAGTTGATATCCAAGCATATCAGCATTGTCGGGCGAATGCAGAAGAATATGGCCTACTACAAAGGGCAGCATGAAATTCTGTCAGATGCGGATCGTGAAAATAAACTGGTGTGTAACCATGCAAAAGATATTTCTGATACGGCCAGCAGTTATTTTATTGGAAATCCAGTAACATATAAGGCAGAAGGAGATATCAAGGCCCTGACGGATGCCCTGGAGACTGCAGGAGCAGATGAAACCGACGGAGACAATGGGCTGGAGCTTTCCATTTATGGGCTTGCGTATGAATACGTATATATAAAAGAGAATGAAAATGATCTGGTAACGAAGAACCTTTCGGCAGAAAATACATTTATGGTAAAAGATGACAGCATCGAGGAGAAAGAACTCTTTGCTGTCTATTATTATGTCAGAAAAGATGATTCTGGAACTTCGTCAGATCATTTCATGGCAACCATACTGACGTCAAGATACCGGTACGAGCTGGATATCGAGGACAGCAGCGCTCCGCAGATCACCGTAGAAGAGCCGCAGGAACATTATATGTGCGAGATTCCGATTATCGAGTATTTGAATAATAAACTTGGTATTGGTGATTTTGAACTGCAGATTCCACTTATTGATGCTTACAATGCGTTGATGAGCGATCGTATCACGGATAAGGAGCAGTTTATTGATGCGATTCTTGCCATCTATGGAACATTGCTTGCAGATGATGAAGTAGATGAGAATGGTGAGAAAAAAGAAGGCGCAGAGGCGGCGATGAAGCATCTGAAAAAGAGAAAGGTGCTGGAAGTTCCGGATGGAGCCAAGGCAGAATATCTTACCAGAACATTCGATGAGACTGGCGTGGAAGTGCTGAAAAAGGCAATCGAACAGGATATTCATAAATTCAGTCATATTCCCTGCATGACGGATGAAAGCTTTGGTGGTAATGTTTCCGGCGTGGCAATGGAGTTTAAAGTATTGGGCATGGAGAACATTACAAAAATTAAGACCCGATATTATAAAAAAGGACTTCGAAAACGTCTCCGGCTGTTTTGCGGTTATCTGTCTCTGTATCAGAAGAACGTGGATCCAAAGGGGATTACAATGGTATTCACAAGATCTCTGCCGAAGAACCTGCTGGAAATTTCACAGATTGTGGCCAATTTGTGGGGCAAAGTCAGCAGGAGAACGCTGTTGTCGCAGATTCCGTTTGTAGAAGATGTGGATGAAGAATTAAATGCATTGGAAAAAGAAACGCAGGAAAATCTTGAAAATCAACAGAAAATGTTCGGGAACGATCCAAATACCAAGCCGGATCAGCCAGGGGAAGCATCCGCAGAGGATGATGTAAGCCATGACGAAAAGGAATGAGCAGTATTGGAAGAACCGCGCGGCGCAGAGAATGTGGGAATATATGCAGAGTGCCGAAGAAACAGCAGATGAGGCGGCAAAGCTCTATCAAAAGGCAGCGGCGTATCTGAATCAGGAAATTGATGGTATTTTCGAGAAGTATATGACAAAACATAACCTTTCGGAAAGAGAGGCCTATGACCTGCTGAATCAGATGACGGACCGTGCTTCAATACAGGAATTACTGCAGAAGCTCCAGAATGGTGCCAAAGACACCGAAAAGGAGCAACTCATACAGAAACTTGAAGCTCCGGCATATCGGGCGAGAATCGAGCGTCTGGAGCAGATCCAGAGTCAGCTCGACCAGATTATGCGGAATGTATATCAGCAGGAGCTGGCCCTTTCCATATCACATTATGCGGCGCTGGCAGAGGAAGCCTACTACAAGTCAATATTCGACATTCAGCAGCGCTCTGGATATGGATTTTCTTTCGCCAAGGTTGATCAGAAAATGATTGACCGTCTGTTGAAAAGCAGATGGTCAGGAAAGAACTATTCCACGCGAATCTGGAATAATACCGGCGCGCTGGCGCAGACGTTGAAAGAAGAGCTGCTGGTCAGCTTGGTAACCGGTCGCACAGAGCGGGAAACGGCCGAGATCATCATGCAGAAATTTGCGCAGGGTAGCAGCCAGGCCCGCCGCCTGATCCGGACAGAAAGCAGTTATATTACTGGGCAGATAGATCTGCAGTCATATGAGGAGTGCGGCATAGAAAAATACGTTTACCTTGCCACGCTGGATCTGCGGACCTGTCAGGAAGACTGTGCGCCGCTGGATGGAAAGATATTTCCGGTTAAAGATGCCAAGTCCGGCGTGAATATGCCTCCGATGCATCCCTGGTGCCGCTGCACGACGATTTCTTATTTTTCAGATGAGATTCTGAGAAATCTGCGGCGAAGGGCAAGAGATCTGGTTACTGGAAAGACATATACAGTGCCTGGGGATATGACTTATCAGCAGTGGTACCGAGAATATGTTTCAAGTAAAAATGGAACTTATGAAAAAGGAATTTCCAATAAACGTATATCAAAACAGGATGAGTACAAAATTGATAGAAATGCTATTGAATCAAATAAATACAAAAGAAAGTTTTCTGGTATAACAGGCAATTCTATTGTAGATGAGGGCATATATAAGTATGCAAAGGCAGGGTTAATTCATCGAGATGGTACAAACCGAGAAGATTTATACATTCTTTCGGCAAGCAAAGGAACTGTTCTTGGGAAAAACGTCACCAGTGATGAAGCATTTGGTGTAAAACCAAATGAGAGTATTAGAAGTGCCGTGATAAATAATCAGGGAGACCTAATAGGACTGCATACACATCCAGACGGTACACCTCCGACAGGAAGTGATTTTGAAACTGCATTTAAACGAGGCTATCATTTCGGAATAGTTGCATGCTCAAATGGCAGTGTTTATACATATGGATGTGCAGACCAGTTTGCTTCTGCGAGAATTATTGATGATACAATCGAAAAGTTCAAAAAAATGATTGATGATTCCGGCAAAAAAGTGTATTCTAATGACAGAGAAGCACATCTTGCAGCAATTAAAAGTTTAGGAAAGGATTATGGTATATGGTATGAAACCAGGTGACAAGTATTATGACGGTCCGATTGTCGATAGCGGACGAACGATTAAAGAAATCGATAAGGACATTGAAAAAGAAAAAGAGCGCATAAAAAACATTAAATGGACACCAGAGATGTTAAAGGAATAATACCACCAGTCGAGAGGCCGGTGGTATTTTTGTACCTAATTTAAAAAGGAGGATTTGAGAATGAAAAAAGCTATGCTGAGTCAGCCTATGGGAGGCAAAACAGACGAAGAAATTATCGAAACCAGAGAAAGAGCCATGAAAGCTTTGAAAGAAAAGGGATTTGAAGTTGTAAATACGCTTTTCACAGACGAATGGTACAGCCATGAGAATATGGAAAAACGCGGAGTTGTTCAGATACCGCTGTGTTTTCTGGCAAAATCCCTTGAAAACATGAGCTTGTGTCATACGGTTTATTTCTGCAAAGGCTGGGAAAATGCCCGCGGGTGCAGAGTCGAACATGACGCTGCCGTAGCCTACGGACTGGAAATTATTTATGAATAGGAGAAAAAAGATGAAGAAAAAAATGAAGAAAAATGTAATGGCCTTGTTGGCGGCGTTTGTTCTGTTATGTGCATTTCTTACTGGCTGCACCGAGGTGGATCAGGTAAGTAACAATATTTCGAAAGAAGCTGACAATTTCAATGTAACCCGCAAACTCACAGTGTTAAATGCCAGAACCGATACGATCCTGCTGGAGCTGACAGGAACCTTTTCTTTGCAGAATAACTCAGAGAATGAACTTGAGGTCATTATCGAGACGGCGGAAGGAAAATACCAGAAGGATCTGGTCTATCTCAATGATTATACAATGTACGTTGTTGAAGACATTTCCGGGGCTGATGTAGATAAATACCATTATGAAATCAATTTTCTTCCAGAGTGGGGCGTAAAAGTTACTCACGAAGATTAATTGCGCCGGCGCAATTCCAAACGAACAATGCACGCAGAAATGCGTGTTATTTTTATGCCTTTTTCCTGCCAGGCGTTAAAGAAGCAGGGAAAATCCAACAGCGAATGGCCCGGGCACGAGAGTGAATAGGCTGGGCGGAAAGGACACGAAAACCATGAGAAAGAAATATTTTTATTGCAGAATCCCAATGAATCTGCAGATCTTCGCAGAAGGCGGAGCAGGAGACGGTGCTGGGGCCGATGGAGGCAATGGCGGCGGAGCCGGAGCAGCAGATCAGGGAGAAGCAGAACTTCCGTCATTTGACGATTTTCTGAAAGGAGAAGGAAATCAGGCAGAATTTGACCGCCGCGTGCAGAAAGCGATCGATACGGCAGTGACCAATGCACAGGAAAAGTGGCAGGCACTGACCGATGACAAGCTGTCTGAGGCAGAACGTCTTGCCAAAATGACGAAAGAAGAGAAAGAGCAGTATCAGCGGCAGAAGAAAGAAAAAGAGCTTTCCGACAGAGAAGCGGCAATTACCAGAAAAGAACTGATGGCAGAGGCAAAGAATACACTTGCCAGTGATGGATTGCCGCAGGAGCTGGCGGAGGTACTCAATTACACGGATGCAGATTCCTGTAAAAAATCCATGGAGAAAGTAAAAACTGTATTTCAGAAAGCAGTAGAAACTGCCGTGGAGGAGAAACTGAAAGGCGGGAAGCCGCCGAAAAAAGCACCGGAAACTGATCCACAGAAAACCCAGGAACAGCAGGTATATAACCTGATGATGGGAAAATTTTAAAGGAGAGTGAAAAATATGGCAGTTAATACATTAGCGACAGCTACACTGTTTCAGAAAATGTTAGATAAAGTAGCTGTCCAGGAAGCAACTACCGGCTGGATGGATGCCAATGCAGGGAAGGTCATTTACAATGGTGGAGCAGAAGTAAAAATTCCGAAAATGACCGTGCAGGGAATGGGAGATTATGATCGTGACAATGGATATCAGCGTGGGTCTGTTACTTTAGAGTATGAAACCAAAAAGATGACCCAGGATCGTGGTCGTCAGTTCCAGTTGGACTCGATGGACATTAATGAAAATAATTTTGTTACAACCGCGGCCGCTGTAATGGGAGAGTTTCAGAGAACACAGGTTGTACCGGAAATCGACGCATACCGTATTTCGAAGCTTGCAACAGATACGATCACGGCGAATAAAGCTGGAATGATTGAATATGCCTATGTGCCGGGAACGACTGGAACTTCTGCACTGCGTAAGTTGAAAGAAGGAATCAGAGCAGTAAGAGACGGCTACAACGGGGCCTTAGTATGCCAGGCAACGTCTGACTTTATTCTGGAGCTGGAACTCGAACTTGCGGGAAAAATTACTATGGGAACATTTTCGAAGAATGGAATTGATACCATGGTACCGTTTGTGGACAAAGTACCGATTATTCCAACTCCATCCAACCGTATGTATACGGCAATCAAGGTGAACGATGGTAAAGCAGCGGGACAGGAAAAAGGCGGATATGAGAAGGGAACTACAGCAAAAGACCTGAATTTCTTTATTTCCCCGGCAACAACACCACTCGCTATTACCAAACAGGATAAGATGCGAATTTTTGATCCGAACACAAACCAGAAAATGGATGCATGGCAGATGGATTACCGTCGGTTCCATGATTTATGGATTTTGGATAACAAGCTGGATTCCATCTATTTAAATATTCGGGAGGCAAAGGAATGAGATTAAAAAAAGGAAACGTTGAGAGGGAAGCGGATGGGATCAAGGCAGAACGGCTCCTGAACGATGGATTTACAAGAGTAGAAGCTGTTAAGATGCAAAGCCCAGAGGTTTCCAACAAAAAAGATCTTTCAGAGATGACTGCCGAGGAATTAAAAAATCTTGCAAAAGAAAAGGGGATTTCTGGTGCATCTGCGCTGACAAAGGCGGAGCTGCAGGAAGTCCTGAAGGATGTGGTTTGAAATGACCGAACTGGAAAAGCTGAAGAAAATGACCGGTGAGAAAGACGAAGGGCTTCTGCAGATCCTCTTAGAGGATGCGGAGGCTTTCGTTTTATCCTATACGAACCGTACCCACCTCGTTTCCGGCCTGGATAAGGCAGTCCGGGATCTGGCAGTCATCGCCCTGAACCGGATGGGAACCGAGGGAGAGGCGGCGCGCACCGGATCCGGAGAAAGCTACACTTTCAACGACGCGCCAAAGCAGATCTACGATGTGCTGAACCGGTACCGGCTGGCAAGAGTAGGAGGGAAAACATTTGAGGCTGAAAAGAAGCAGGCTGGTGGAGCTGAAACACTGTCCTCTTGAACAGAAAAAGGATAACGAGGGCGGAACCTACATCGAATATGGTTCTGCCGTTCCCTTCCGCGCGGAAATGTGGGCTGCCGGCGGGCGGATCCAGAGCGAAATGTATAGAATACGCCTGCCGAATATCCGCAATCTTCGGATTGACGGGACATACACGGAGAATTCCGGGAAGAACGGAAAACTTTCGTATACAGTGGCAGACGGACCGACAATTTCCGTGAATGACGGTATCTGCATCAACGGGGATCAGCCGGATTACAAGGTAATTGCCATCTACCCCTATCGCTATCTGACACTGGAGGTGGAAAAGTTATGATTCTTGGAACGAAAGATGTAACAGAGATGCTGAAAAATGCCTCGGAGCTTGAGATCAGCAAAGCGATTTCGAAGGGAATCAAGCTGGTACAGTCTGCGGCGCGGGCAGAATGTCCGGTGGATCACGGCGAACTGCGGGGAAGTATTTTCACCGTGGTAGAGACAGAAGGCCGGAATGTAACCGGCATCTGTTATACAGATAAGAAATATGGTCCATATGTGGAATTTGGCACCGGTCCGAAAGGCCAGGAGAACCACGAAGGAATTTCACCGGACACAACGCCGGTTTATACACAATCACCCTGGTGGATCCACGAAGGCAGCGGCCCGAATGAGGTGGATCGGGCAACCGCGGAAAAATATGGCTGGTTTTACATTGACACACCGGAAGGGCGATTTTATCAGTGTACCGGCCAGCCTGCGCAGCCTTTTCTATATCCAGCACTGAAGAACAATGAGAAACAGATTGAGCAGGTGATACGAGAGGAGCTGAGAAAACAGTTTTGAAGAACGTAAAAGATCAGGTATATGCGGCGCTGGATGCCGTATTTGAGAATGTAACGGACCAGTACCCGAAGGACTGGGCGGCACTGCCTGCGGTGCAGTACACAGAAGAGGATAACAAGGTCTACGAGCGCACGGACAAGGAAGAGAAATCCTACGTTCGGTACCGGGTTGACATCTGGAACAACAGGTCTACTTCCGAAGCTGCCATGCAGGTAGATGCGGCGCTGTCGAAGCTCTGTCTTGTGCGCATCCTCTGTAAGGATACGCCGGATCCATCCGGTATGAAGCACAAGGTGATGCGTTACGAAGGAATTATCGATATGGAGTCGGAGCAGGTATTCTGGCCGGATTAGGAAAGGAGCAAATATGTTAGCAAATGGTGCAAAATTAGGATACAAGAAACACGGTGCGGCAGAAAGTGCCTACACAGATCTTCCAGGTCTGAAAGAGATTCCGGAGATTGGAGTGGAGGCCGAGAAGGTGGACAATACCTGCCTGACAGATACTCACAAAGTATATGAGCAGGGAATCGGCGATCTGCCGGAAATGACTTATAAGTTCAAATACGACAATACAAAAGCTACTTCTCCGTATCGGCTCATGAGAACTGCGCAGGAGAACAAGGATCTGCTGGACTTCCAGGAGACTGCTGTAGACGGCACAAAGTGCAGTTTCAGTGCGGAGGTTTCCGTAAAACGTACTGGTGGCGGTGTCAATGGTGTGGTCGAGTTCGAGTTAACCATGCTGGTACAGAGTGATCTTACTTGGACAGATCCTACATAAGGAAAGAGAGGAAAAATAAATGAGTGAATATACTGGCGGCATCGATGAAGAAATCGGTGTAGAGGAGAAAGAAAAAGCCGATAAAGTCACAAGCATCGAGGAGAAAAAGCCGAAAAGACGGCCGTTTCACTACTGGAAAGTAGGGGACAGAGAACTGCGTCTGAAGTTAAATACCCGGATGATCGAGATGCTGGAAAACAAATACAAGATGAATATCATGAATCTGGTTGCTGGCGATGATATCCCGCCGCTGTCTGTCATGCTTACTGTAGTGCAGGCTGCAGCGACCCCATGGACACACAAACTGAAATACGAGGATGTTCAGAAAATGTATGACAAATGGACTGAGGACGGTGGCGATCAGATCACTTTCTATTTTCAGATCATTATGCCGACAATGGTGGTTTCTGGTTTTTTCCCGCAGGATCAGGCGGACGACCTCATGAAGAAGCTGGAAACAGCAGAAGAAATGATGTGACGCTTGTCTCCGATGATCTGGATGAATTGTACGAACAGGCGCTGGACTGCGGCATCCGCCCGGCGCTCTTCTGGGAACTGTCGCCGCTGGAGGTTGCGGATCTGATGGCAAGTTACCATCGGAGGGAACGCCGGAAATTCAAGCGGCAGGTAGGACTGTCCTTCCTGCAGGCAGAAGTAACCGCGCGGTATGTCGCATTGCAGAAGGATGATCCGCTTCCGGAACCATGGGAGTATTATCCGACGCTGTTCGAGGAAGAAAAACAGGCATTCGAACAGGAAAAATTGAAAGAGTATTACGAAAAGCGGCGGGAAGATGCCGCGAGATACAACCAGAGACGACATCAGATGGAAGAGAACTGATGTCGTCTCTCCTTTTAAAAATAGGAAGGAGGTGAAAACGATGGCAGAAGATCTTGCAAAATTGCAGGTTAAACTCGAAGCACAAGCGGATGAGTATGTCAAAGAGATCAAAAGAGCTGACTCTGAAACAAAAAGAGCAGTTGCCAGCATGACAAAAGAAACCGAGCGCCTGAAAAAGCAGTCTTCCAGTATGTCCATGTGGAAGAATACCGGGAAACTGATTGCAGATTCCGTAAAATATGCAATTCCCAACATCAAAGCTTTGAGCGCGGAAATAAAGGGATATGTCAAAGAAGCGCAGGTGGCTGCGGGCGTAAAAGTGTATACAGATGAATATGCATCTGTTCGGAACAGCATGGAAAAGACCAGAAAAAAGCTGAAGGAACTGCGGCAGGAAGAAAAAGCACTGCAGCAGATGGGCGAACACAAAGGAGAGTCTGACCGGTATCAAAGTCTGAGAAAATCCGCGGAAAAAGCCCAGTCAGAACTGGATGCACTGAAGCGGAAAATGGCAGAACTGGCGCAGGAGGGGAAAGAAAAGGAAATAACCCCCAAATTTGCAAAACTGGATACGGAATACAGTACGGAACAGGAAAATCTCAAAAACCTGAAGAAGGAATACGAACGCAGACGAAAAAACAATATCCCAATGCTTGATACAAATGCGGATGGTACCCTTACCAATGTCGAAGAGGAACTGACGAAGAGCATGGAACGCGCTGAGACGTTGAAAAAGGAGCTGGAAGAACTGCGAAAGGAAGGAAAGGACTGGCAGCCGACAGAAGCGGCTAGAAAGCTTTCTGAACAGATGGAGAAAGCATCCGAAAAACTTGGAAAATACCGTACAGATATGACGGACCTTCGAGCAGATGGCGTAGACCGCGGAACCAATGCATGGATCAAGAACCAAAAAGAGATTGCAAAAACTCGTGGTGAGATGGAAAAGTACAAAACCATGAGCAGGAATATGGAATCTTCCGGTGAAGATGTGAAAAAAGGCACTGGCGGCGCAGTAGCCAGTGTCAAGGCAGTTATCAACGAAATGAAAAAGTCTCTCAGCCAGACAAAAGTAGGCAGCTTTGTATCAAAAGGCTGGGGTGGTGCCACAAAACTTTTCAAAGGCGTAACATCCGGCGCAAAGCTTGCAACGACAGCGATTAAGAAATGTTCCGGTGCAGCCGCGTCCCTAATTCATCGTTTCAGCAACGGCATTTCCGCCGCCTGGCGGTTTGCGAAAGGTCTTTTGAGCCTTGGCAGAGGAGCCAGAAATACAGCCGGCGGATTTCAGGGCGGTCTGAAGGGACTGCTGATGTACGGACTGGGAATTCGTTCCCTCTTCGCATTGGTCAATCGCCTGCGCAGTGTCCTTACAGAAGGCATGAACAATCTGGCGCAGTACAGCGACAGTACCAACGGCAGTCTGTCTATGCTGATGTCATCCCTGACACAGCTGAAAAATGCACTGGCAACAGCCTTTGTGCCGATTCTGAATGCAGCGGCTCCAATGCTGAATCTTCTGATCCAGAAGGTAATTGCGGCCGTAACGACACTGGGACAGCTCTTTGCATCACTGACCGGTCAGTCCGGCTTTGTAGCGGCTAAGAGGGTCAACCAAGACTATGCCAAGAGCTTAAATTCCAACGCAGACAGCGCAAAGAAAGCCAACAAAGAAAATAAAAAGCTGCAGAACACGCTATTCGGCTTCGATCAGATCAATAAGCTGAACGATAATTCTGACAGCGACGATACCGCAGATATCAGTACAGGAGGTGGTTTAACCCCAGCGGATATGTTCGAGTCCGTTCCGCTTGACAGCAAGGTAAGTGACTTTGCCAAAAAGTTGAAGGATGCATGGAAAAATGCAGATTTCACGGAAGTCGGACAGATTGTCGGTATTAAGCTCAATGATGCGCTGAATCAGATTTCGTGGGGACCGATTCAGAAGACAGCACAGAAAGTTGGTAAGTCCATTGGTACCTTTATCAGTGGTTTCGTTGAAGTGCCAGATCTTGGCACCAACATCGGAAAAGCGATCGCTGAGGCGGTCAATACAGGTGTTGGAGTCATCAATGCCTTTCTGGACAATACCAGATGGGATTCTGTCGGAAAATTTATCGGTGATGGGCTAAACGGTGCGGTTAATACTGTAGACTGGTCGGGAATTGGTCACATGTTTGCGCAGAAGTGGAATGCAATCTTTACCACCATTGGAGAAGTTGCCAGAACCTTTAAGTGGTCTAATTTTGGAAGAAATTTAGCGTCTGGACTCAATAAAGCGATTACCGATTTTGACTGGGCTGGAAATGGAGCGCGGATCAGCGACCTTGCACTTGGCCTGCTTAATACGCTTACAACTTTTCTAGAGCAGACAGACTGGGTAAAACTCGGCGCATCCATCAAGTCATTTATTGCGGCCATTGATTGGAAAAGTATTGGAACAGAACTTTCACGGGCAATTGGAGATATCTTTGGCGCACTTGGTGCTATTGTCGGCGGTTTGGTAGGTGATGCCTTTAAAAATGCTCAGAAATATTTTGCTCAGAAAACGAAGGAATGCGGCGGTAACGCTTTCCTTGGATTCCTTAAGGGAATTCGGGATGCAATTATCGGCATCGGAGCTTGGATCAAGAAGAATATTTTTGATCCGTTTATGAAAGGCTTCAAAAGTGTATTCGAGATTCACAGCCCGTCCAAAGTTATGGCTGAGATGGGAAAATATCTCATCGAAGGCATGTTGAATGGAATCACGGATAAGATCTCCGATATCAAGCAGAAATTCTCCGAAATCAAGGATGCCATCAGTAAAAAATGGGAGGAAGTAAAGACAGATACCTCGAAAAAGTGGAAACAGATCAACGATGATACGTCGAAGAAAATAGCGAATCTCCGCGATGATGCCAAAACAAAATTTGAGGAAATCCGTTCCAAAATTTCAGATAAATGGTCTTCTGTACGTCAGAACACGGAGATAAGCTGGAATAACACGAAGACCAGCCTTGCCCAGAAATGGTCTGGGATCCGCTCGGATGCGTCGTCAAAATTCGAGAATATCCGCAGTACAGTGGCTCAGAAGTGGACAAACCTGCACGGAAATACGACTTCCACTTGGTCTCAGATCGGCAGCAGTTTGAAAAATACTTGGTCAGATTTGAAGGGCAATGCATCTCGGGCGTTCGGAACGATCAGTGATAATATCTTAAACTGTTTCCGGAATTTGAAAAATTCCCTGAAAAGCACGATGTCCGGCGTGGCAAATGCCATCATTTCCCCGATCGGCAGTGCGGTCAACGGCGTGATCAGCGGTGTAAACTGGATTCTCGGAAAAGTCGGTAGCAGCAAGGCGTTCGCAAAGTGGCAGGTACCGAAGTTCGCCAATGGATCCGAAGGCTTGCAGGCGGATACGCTTGGAGTGGTCAACGATCAGCCGGGAGGAATCTATCGAGAGATGGTTATCCGCCCCGATGGCAGTGCTTTTGTGCCGCAGGGCAGGAATGTTCCGCTGATGATGGAAAAGGGCACGCAGATCGTACCGGCGAAGCAGACACAGCAGTATTTGAGCATGATGCCGCACTTTAAAACCGGTATCGGAACCAAAATCAAGGATACTATTTCGGATGTATGGAGCTACGTATCTCACCCTTCGAAGCTTGTGGATCTGGCGATTGAAAAGTTCGCAGACGTTGGAAAAGCTGCGGAACCGGGACTCAGCATCGCCAAAGGTGTTATCTCGCAGGTCAAGGGCAGCATCACAGATTTCGTCAAAAATCTTTTCAGCGAATCTGCACCAAAAGTAAATTATGTTGCCAGCAAGGGTGTGGAGCAGTGGCGGTCACTTGCCATTAAGGCACTGCAGCTGACCGGTCAGTATTCGGCGGCAAACTTGAACAGCCTGCTGTACCAGATGCAGACAGAATCATCAGGCAACCCGAATGCTATCAATCTGTGGGACAGCAACGCAAAACGCGGTACCCCATCCAAAGGTCTGATGCAGGTAATTGATCCGACCTTCCGCGCATATGCGATGGCACCATACAATCAGAATATCTGGGATCCGCTCAGTAATATGATTGCATCCATCCGTTATGCAGTAAGTCGGTACGGCAGTCTTGGAAAAGCATATCAGGGTCACGGATACGCATCCGGCGGTTTCCCGCAGACGGGCGAGTTCTTCATGGCGCGCGAATCCGGGCCAGAGCTTGTAGGCCGAATGGGAAGCAGAAATGCGGTTGCCAATAACGATCAGATAACGGAGGGCATCAAAGGTGCCGTATTTGAAGCTATGCTGGACGCATTCCAGGCAGGAGGTATTTTTGAGCAGAAATCCGATGCGAACAAGGACGTTACCCTGGAGCTGACGATCAAAGCCGATTCGGAAACTCTGTATAAGGTTGTTCGGAAAGGAAAAGAGAAACACGATGGAAGATACTATGTGATTGAAACAATTTAGGAGGCGGGTACATGGATGATATGATTAGCGTTGACGGGAAAATATTCAAGTGCCCGGCATCCTTCAAATGGAAAAAGAGCGACATCAGTGCAAGCGACGCGGGAAGAACGGATGATACGCAGATGCACAAGAACAAGGTGGGCGAAAAGCGCACCTTGTCTCTTGGCTGGGTCTGCCTGTCAAAAGCGGAAATCCATGAGATTCTGGTGGCGTTCGAACCGGAGTATGTGAATGTTACATATTGGGATCCATTGGATGGAAAGGACATGACGCGGCGGTTTTATACCGGCGATATGGAAGCGGATGTGAAATGGTGGGCGAAAGGCCTCGAACGGTATTCGACATTAAATTTTGAGGTCATAGAAAGGTAGGAAAACATGCGGACATTATCAGAAAAGTTTAAAGAGCTGCAGGAAGAGCATCCGGGGCAGGTTCTGCGCTTTGTAGATCTTACGCTCAAAGATGGAACGGTTCTGAATCTGACAAATCATCAGTTGTGGGAGAAAGGATTTCAGTTCGAGGATGCTGTTTCTGGAGAAAGCAGTTTTGATATCGGATCGGTAATTGTTAATCAGTGTATCGTTAATATCAACAATATCTATAACGATTACAGCAATTATAATTTCGAAGGTGCGGAAGCGGTTTGCTATCTCGGTATGAATGTAGGCGAGAAGACCGAACAGATCGAAAAAATCCGAATCTGCACGATGACGGTGGTAGAAGCTCCGTATCAGAACAGTTCCATTATTTCTCTGACCTGTCAGGATAATGCCCGCAAATTCGACCGAGACTATGCAGAAAGCAAGCTTTCATATCCGGCCACCAGATCGCAGATTATCCGGGATGCCTGTAATGTATGCGGCGTAACACTGGGTACGGTATCTTTTTACGGAGATGACTATGTAGTGCAGGAGCGGCCGGCGGATGAGGCATTAACCTTCCGCCAGGTGCTTTCCTGGACGGCACAGCTTGGATGCCAGTGGATGCGCTGCGACGAATACGGACGTTTGTGCATTGGATGGTATCAGCAGAAGCCAGTGGCAGAAGATCTGCTTAAGATTCGAAGCACGATCGGACTTACTGTTAATCTGGAAGAAGTTGTGATCACTGGTCTGAAGGTGACAGAATATACAACAGATAGTTCCGATGGAGCAGCATATCTCTATGGAACAGAAGGATATGTTCTTTCTATTGATAAGAATCAGCTGATCACAGCGGGAACCGGAAAGGATGCCGCTGAAAAGATCGGTCGGCAATGTGTAGGCATGCATTTTCGACCGTTTTCCTGCAGCCAGCTGATGGATATTGCAATGGAAGCCGGAGATGCGGTGGTGGTTACAGATCGGAAAGGGAATACTTATCAGAGCTATGTAACCGTGACAACTCTGAAACCGGGAGAATATCAGAGCGTTGCCTGCAATGCCAAGAGCGCGGAGCGAAACAGCTACAAACGGTATGATGAACTGACACAGGCATATCTTGCACAGAAAAAGCAGTATCAGGCGCAGAAAACAGCTTGGGAAAATCAGATCGAAGAGCTTGGCAAACGCCTAAAAGAGTCTCCCGGTCTTTATACAACCGAGGAAAAAGATTCTTCTGGTGGGAAGATTTTTTATTGGCATAATAAGCCGACGTTGAAAGAATCCGATATTATCTGGAAAATGACAGCGGATGCCTGCGGCGTATCCACAGATGGCGGAAAAACGTGGAATGCTGGACTCTCTGTTGACGGTAAACTGATTGGCAAGATCATGAGTACGATCGGCCTTAATTTCAGTTGGGGCGTTGGCGGCGAACTGATAATCCAGGATAAGTCCGGGAATGAAACCATGTATGTCAATGCAGAAACAGGAGAAGTAAGAATCCGAGCCACTTCGTTTTCTATATCTGGAAAAACAGTGAACGACATCGCAAAAGATTATGCGAATAGCACACTGGATGATTTTTTACAGGGCGAATATGCAGATGCGATGACTGAAATTTCGGAATCGCTTGATAAAAAAGCAGAAACATGGTATCAGGATACGGATCCATCGTTGAACTGGAATGAAAGAAGGGAAAAAGAGCCTCTGCAGGACAGCGAAAAGGAAACCATCACAGATTCTAAAAATGAAGATCTTCTTACCGTGTGGGAACGAGAAAAAGTTTCCCATAATGGAGACTTGTGGCATAATACCACAACGAATGTGCAGTATATTTACATCAACGGAAACTGGCAGGAAATGAATGTTCCGGATGAGGTTTTTGATAAAATCGACGGAAAAGCACAGATTTTCGTGGCAGAGCCGGTACCGCCGTATGATGTTGGTGATACTTGGTTTACCGGTACGGAAATCCGAGTCTGCATGACAAAACGAGAGTCCGGCAAATATCAGGCAAGCGATTGGTTGAAAAAGGATGCGTATACAGACGATTCTGCGTTGAACACTTTTTTGAATGGAAGCTATAAAAATACGCTTACGGAAGTTCGCTCGCAGATTGATGGAAAAGCGGAAACCTGGCGGCAGGAAAGTGATCCGGCAACTGCATGGACTACAACAGCCGAAAAAGCAAAGCACAAAGGAGATTTATGGAATAATACCAAAACACAGAAATCTTATATCTATAACGGTACAGGATGGGAAGAGATGACTTCAACACCGCCTGAAGCTGTCTTTGATATGATTGATGGAAAAGCTCAAATCTTTGTCAGTACACCAGTTCCTCCATACGCAATTGGAGATTTGTGGTTTAACAACCAAACTTCAGATATCTTAACCTGTATAGTAAACAGGGAATCTGGCAAGTTTACAGCGGCCGATTGGCAAAAAAGGAATAAATATACCGACGATTCTGCTTTCAAAAAATGGATGAATGGTGAATATTCCAATACACTGCAGGAAGTAAAAGGACAGGTGGATGAAAAAGCAGAAACATGGAGACAATCTGCGGATCCATCAAAATCATGGACAACTACTACTGAAAAAACAAAACATAAAGGGGATCTCTGGTATAACACAACAGAACAGAAGTCTTATATTTACAACGGAAGCACCTGGGAAGCCATGAAGGCGGAGCCGCCGAGTTCCGTTTACGACTCTATTGACGGAAAAGCGCAGATCTTCGTAAACACGCCAAAACCGCCATATGATGTGGGAGACCTGTGGTTTAACGATTCTACATCAGACATTATGACCTGTGTTACAGGAAGGAAAAGTGGAAATTACGTTTCTTCGGATTGGCAGAAGCGAAACAAGTATACGGATGATTCTTCTTTAAATACATGGATCAATGGAACATATAAAAATACGCTGTCGGAAGTCAGAGGCCAGATAGACGCGAAGGTTGAGACATGGAGACAAAGCACCGACCCGGCGACATCATGGACAACGGATGCGGCAAAAAAACTGCATAAAGGAGATTTGTGGTATAACACCAATACGCAGAAGTCCTATATTTACAACGGAAGCACCTGGGAAGCCATGAAGGCGGAGCCGCCGAGTTCCGTTTACGACTCTATTGACGGAAAAGCGCAGATCTTCGTAAACACGCCAAAACCGCCATATGATGTGGGAGACCTGTGGTTTAACGATTCTACATCAGACATTATGACCTGTGTTACAGGAAGGAAAAGTGGAAATTACGTTTCTTCGGATTGGCAGAAGCGAAACAAATACACAGATAATACGGCAGTAGATGATCTGAATAAGAAATTGAATCAGGAGGAGATCTTCAACCGCCTGACAAATAATGGAGTGGAGCAGGGCGTGTACATGAAAGATGGAAAGCTCTATTTGAATTTCACTTATGCACTGGGCGGTGTTTTAAAGCTCGGCGGAAAAAATAATGGCAATGGAGAGCTGCAGGTTTATGATGAAAATGGAAATGTAATTGGATCCTTGTCTAAAAACGGCTTTCGTATTGAACAGGCAGAAAAGATTAGTTTAGGCGAATATTTTAACTATGATTCCAGTGGAAAAATTAATGGAAACAAAGATGTATTTTTGGCTATGGGCGGATGGCAGATCAAAAAAACAACGGTATACGATGAACCAGCTGAGTATTGGGAAACTTCCGGAAGTCAGTTAAATGGAATTGGTGCTTATGGTCCATGGGCTTTCTGGGGAGGCTGGAACGGAGGAAGTGCGTTTAAAAAAGAAAATTACAAATTTCTCGTTACAGAAGATGGTGTGTGCAAGGCGATGTCCTGGGTAACCGGTTCTCGCGCGGAGTGGAAACAGGATATTCGAGAATACGAAGATGGTGCGTTGGAAAAAGTCCTTGGCTCCACCGTGTATCGATATCAGCTGAAAGAACATCCCAAAAATGAAGAGGGAAAACATATCGGATTTGTTATTGGCGACGGATATGCATTGGCGGAGGATATGTTAGACGAGAGCAAAAGTAGCGTTGATATGTATAGCGCTTTGGGAATTGCCTATAAAGCCATTCAGGAATTGAATGCAAAGGTAAACCGGCTGGAAGGAGAAATAGCATCGTACAGACAGGAGGCAGAAAATGGCAAGATTTGAAGAATATCTGGAAAAAACAGAACCAGAAGATACCGATATTTCAGTTCTGTATGATGGAGATGAAAATGCGACGAAGAAATTTTCATTGGGAAATCTTGTCAAATGGATGCTGAACCGCGCGAAAATAGGTCTGTTGGAAACCAATGCAAAAACTGTGACGGATTCTATTAATGAAGTGAATACTCGTGCAAAGACCAATACGGCGAGGATTGAAGCGATTGAGAAGAATCCTGTGAAATCTGAAAATTTGAATGGGCAGGTTTTTGGACTGGCTTGGATTTATTGGACAAACAATCTTGTGACTGGAGATGGGCTTGAAAATGATGCTATTACCTATTCTAAACATGATATTATTGCTACACAATGTTTACATTTGGATAAATTGGCATCGTCTAAACCAACTTTGACTTCGGATAGCATTATCATTTTAAAACGAGCAAAAGAATTAAATCCAAAATTAAGACATTTTGAATATATACAATCAGATAGTGGTAGAATAGATTTTTCTTATAATGGGGATCATGCACATTTAAATCCCAATGGATCGTGGGAAGGATCAACTGCTGATCTATCTGGAAGTTCGAGGATTTATACGTTTGCTCAGTTTTGTGACTGGTTTGATTGGTTTAAGAAACAAGGCGCAGATGGTGTCTTTTTTGATGATTGGGGATATGACTTTGCAAAAGAAGATATTTGTTATCAGTTCGGATGGAATCCGGATAATTATGAAAATTTAAATGCAACCAAAAATGAAAAATGGAAAAAGCTAATTGATGCATGTCACGAAAGAGGATTAGCTGTAATTACTAATGGAGGCACACCTTTTGAAATAGGTGATTGGTACACACATCTTGATGAAAACGATATTATTGCTTTGGAATCCTGTATGATTTCATCAGCAGGAAATACATGGAATAACGGTCATAAATCAATATATAATTATTATACAAATTGGTATAGTACCGGAAAATGCAAAGCAAAATTGTGGTCTTTAGATTATACTCCAAGTGGATCTAAAGAATTTAAAAATCAAATCCTTACATATTTATGTGCAATGGGATTAGCCTGTGGGGTGAATTATATATCAATGGGTGTAGCAGGGCGTATTGAAAAACCATTTTTTGTTGAAATTTTCACGCGTGGCACTCAGAAAAAAATAGTTAAAATCGACGATAATACATATTCATTAAGCGTTGGAAGACATCAATTAGAAGTGCATAGATGGTCTGGGCTTTCAGGTGCAGTGAGCCAGAGTAATATATCAAAAAATTATTATATTTATGATGGAGAAACTTTTAATAATGGTTTCAAACTGGCTTCTACTTCAAATTATGAGTTATCTGAGCAGATGAACAAGGTAACAAAGACAATAGGAGGTCTAACTGAAGATACACGTAAAAACGCTTCATCATATTGGAGAATGGCTATTGACGATTGGCAAGAAAGTTTAAGCTATTTAGATTATAACAATTTAATTTTACAAAATGCATCGAATTTTGTTTGTAATTATCCTGGGCAAGCGTTGGCAGAAATTGTTAAAAATAATGATGGGACTGTCGATCTAATAATAAAATATATTAATGGTAATAGCGTGCATGTCTCTTTTGACGTTATTACCTCGTCGAATTATGAAAACTTTAAACTTACAGGAGAATCATTAGAGTTTGGATTTTCTGATGTTATTTTTGATATGGAGGAAGGTAGTTGGACATTACCAAATGGAACAGCATATTATGGGTCAAGTCTCTGGGCAATCCCCTCTTTTAGACCTCATCTTGTATATACCGTAAATGGGACATATAAAGATATAGAATATATAAAAGGTGTATCAAGTGATGTAGGAGAAACTAATGGGCATTACGAGAGAACACAACGCGGAGAAATCACCGCTGCAAAGGTTTATGTCTGGATTCGTTCGCCAGGAGAATCCAGTTTAATAAATGGCACTGTAACTCTAAAAAATCTGTATTTGATAGACACGGGGGAACATTCTGATGAAATTTCAAAACGATGGTATACGAATATTTTTCCAACATCATTTAATTATGCTTCTGCTTTGAACGTGGTACAAAAGAGAAGTTCAAAAAATGGATGGCCAGTTGTAGATATAACTGCAACATCTACCGATCCATGGGGATGGGCTTGTTATAAATTATCTGGTGATGAAATTATACAATTAAGAGGGCATACGATTGAATTAGGATGTTCTACGATGATTTTTTCAAATGGTTATACCGGACATCAACTTTCCAATTACTCAAATTATGCATTTGGAATAGGGGTTAATACCGATAATCCAAATTCGTATAGATTATATTCAGATACAATAATGAAATCGAGTGTATGGGATGAAAAACTTGTTTGTCTTACTTGTACTATCCCAGAAGATGCAACAAGTATATGTGTTGGTTTTAGGAGTTATGGTTATCCAGCTAAAACAATTGTATCTTTAAAGAATGTATATATGTATGATTTGCAAGAAGAAGTATCTATTCGAGGAAAAGATAGCACAAACGTGTCATTACGTTTGTGTAGAGTTAAAGAAGAACAAGAAAATTTAACTCCATCAAAGATTAAAAACTCTCTTTATGTTACGGAAAAAGGTAGAATATATTCATATGACCTTAAAGGGAATAAAGTAGACATTGCCGGAAGTATATACGCTGGAGCCGTAGAAGCAGGTTATAATGGAAATCCGAACGAATTTGGAGCTGAATTATATGAACTTATAAAGGGGAAATAGCCAATGACAGAGATTCGAGCAGGACCGGAAACGGTCTTATTTTTATGCAAAAATCAGAAAAAAGGAGAATAGAGTACATGGAAACGATTATTTCCGCCTGCATCAGTGCCGCCGTTACACTTGTGGTCTGCCTGATCAGTAACCACAGTCAGCAGGAAAAGACACGGGCACTGATGGAATACAAGCTGGAAGAGCTCACGAAACGGGTCGATAAGCATAATAATGTAGTAGAAAGAACGTATGCTCTGGAACAGGAACTTAAAGTACAAGAAGAGCAGATCAAAGTTGCCAATCACAGAATCAATGACTTAGAGCAGAAAGGATAAAAAATATGGAACAGATTAAGATTATGAATTATGTGAAACCGGAACTCATCGTTGTGGCTGTTGCCCTGTATTTTCTTGGCATGGCACTCAAACAGGCGCAGGCTGTAAAGGATAAGTATATCCCTCTGATTCTCGGCGGCGTGAGTATCGTACTGTGTGCCATCTGGGTGCTGGCTACCAGTGAGGTCGGAACCGGTCAGCAGGCGGCGATGGCAGTGTTTACGGCCGTCACACAGGGCATCCTTGTGGCGGGACTGAGCAACTATGTAAATCAGATCATTAAGCAGACACAGAAATCGGAGTGAGGACAGCGAATGCCCGTCCTTTTTTTGCGCCGGCGCAAATCTGCCGGAGAAAGGGAAATATCATGAGAATTGACAGATCTTTTATCAGCAACCAGAACACCTACGAAGAGAACGATCCGCGGTGTATTGTAGTCCACAACACAGATAATTTCAGAGCGGGCGCCGATGCCCGCACACACGCAGAAGCGCAGCATAATGGTGAGCTGTCCAATATGTCTGCCCACTATTACGTTGATGATGGAGAAACGGCGTATCAGGCAGCACCACACAGCCGCGGATGCTGGCATGTAGGCGTCAATTACGGAGGAACGAATCTGTTTGGAAAATATGGAAACCGTAGCAGCATCGGCGTGGAAATGTGCGTGCAAAAAGGATATGACTATGAGCAGGCCTTCCAGAACACAGCCACGGTCGTCAAAGAGATCATGCGGGAGACCGGCATCCCGGCATCCCGAGTATATCGGCACTATGATATCTGCAGCAAGCACTGCCCGAGCCAGATCATGAATAATGGAGATTGGGAACGCTTCAAGAAGCTGATCAGTTCCAGCTCTTCGGATACGCCGAAGCAGCCGGAGAAGAAAACATATGATCCGGGAGTTTACAAAGTCAATACCGACCTGAATATTCGGGAAAAGCCGGATGCAGATAGCCGATGCGTCGGAATAATCAAAGACCGCGGCAGCTACACCGTCACTGAAATCCAGAATACGAGCTGGGGACGGCTGCTCTCTGGCGCTGGCTGGATTAACTGCCATACTAAGTATTGCACTTATGGCGGTACAGCTCCGAAAGAGGAGCAGAAACCGACCTCAAAAGCAATCTCGGTTGACGGAGTATGGGGACCTGAACTGACCCGCCGCCTGCAGGAGATCTTCGGGACCGGCGCTGACGGGAAAATCAGTAATCAACCTATTTCAAACAAGAAATACTGCACCGGTATCACGGCGGCCCAGTGGAGCAATCATCTGTCCGGCGGATCAGCTCTGATCAAGGCTATCCAGAAATGGTCGGGGGTAACTGCTGACGGATACATCGGACCACAGACCATCCGCGCGATGCAGCGCAAGCTCGGCACACAGGTTGATGGTGTGATCAGCAATCCATCCGCGATGGTACGCGCCCTGCAGGAATGGTGCAATCGCCAGTAATCGGCCAACAAAAAAGCCCCGGGGATCTCCGGGGCAAAAAGAAACGCCGCAGCTACGCGGCGAAAAGAATTGTTCTTTTTTCTGACCATTTTGTGTGTTCTGGTCACGTGTTATAATAACATGTATATAGAAGAAAAGCAATAAAAATTCCCGGGCAAATTACCCGGGAAAACATATTGTATCATCGAATTGTTTGTAGTTACAGCATATCATCTGGTATTGCATTCCGGTGGACCGGATGGAGAG